ATCATAACCTAAACTATCTAAATATTCTAGCATCATCTTGGTTAAATCACTTGCTGTTTTGTATGTCATATAAACGAAATTACATTAATTAATCGAAACGTATCATCTCTACTGTTGGAACTTTTACATATCTTATGCCCTCAACTATCTTAGTTTTACCCCATTTAAAGTGTCTTCTTGCCTTAATTCTAAGCATTTCAGCTCGTATAAAGTAGATTCTATCTTTAAGGTCAAAGTTGATAGCAAAGAACTCTACTCTTGTGTCTGCTATGCCACTAGGCTTACCATTATTCTCATATTCAAGCCACATATATTTCTGCTTTAGGGCTTTTGGTTGTTGAATGACCAAGATTTTTGTGTTCCTAGCAAACAATAACAATGCCTGGTAAGTGCCATCTTTAGCCTTAGCTTGTTCTATGTCGAACTTGCGAGTATTCTTATAGTTTCTATTTAAGTCCACTTCTCTTAGGTAGTTTTAGTTTCTTAGCATAGTAGTAAAGTGTTTTTGTTCCTACACCAATACCAACTGCTATATCGTTTAAATCATGAAATCTAGCAGTATCATACCATGCTTTAGTTATGATACGTTGTTTCATGTTCTCAATGTTAAGGTCTTCGCCTTCTATATATTCCACTTCAGGGAATTTTTGGTCGATTAGTGTGATGTTTGTTTCCATTTTATTTATTTTGTTTATAGGTTATCAAGTATATTTTTTACATCACTTGACAACTCTCTATCTTGGTTATAGGTTTGGTTGTAGTATTCTTCTGGATTATAATCATTCCATTGATGGTCAGATATTCCCTTATCATAAGCCTCTATTATCTGCTCTTTTTCTTTTTCTAGGTAATCTTTAGCCATAATTTTTGCAGATGTTAATCCAATTTTTATATCCTCATCTACACATTCTTCTTCATAAAATTTAATGATTTCAATTAATTCTTGTAGTGCTGTTTTCATGTTTTTAATGTTTATAGTCTTCAAATGTGGTTGTTTCACCAATAAATCTAATAGGTATATTACCAGTCTTGCCATGTCTGTTCTTTTCTACCTTAACAATAACTAGGTCATCAGGATTGTATTCCTTACCACCAATCTCTACAGGCTCTTTCATTTCGTAGTAAGATGGTCGCATAAGCATAATAACAATGTCAGCATCTTGCTCAATTGATCCTGATTCTCTTAGATCAGACAACATAGGTAGCTTATCAGCTCTTTCCTCTACCTTTCTAGATAACTGCGATAAAGCAATGATTGGCACTTCCAACTCTTTGGCTAAGGCCTTAAGGCTTCTGCTTATAAAACTTACTTCCTGCTCTCGGTTTTGGTTTTGTTTGCCTTGTCCACTCATAAGCTGAAGATAGTCCAGGAATATAACCTTAATACCATACTTCTGCTTAAGAATAGTAGCCTTAGCTCTGAGTTGTGAGATACTGATTCCTCCAGTATCCTCTATGTAGATGGGTGCTTGTATTATCTTGTCATCTGTCTGTAAAAGTACCTTTCTTTCGTAATCATTTAGATTATTCGTTCTAAGGCGTTTTAAGGGCACTTGACTCGTTATTGACTCTAACCTTTCAACAAGCTGTTCGGAGCTCATTTCGAGGCTAAAAATAGCCGTAGGTACTTTATTTAAGATAGCTAAGTGATAAACACTTGAAAGCATCATTGCTGTCTTACCCGCTCCTGGTCTTGCAGCTATGATACATAGATCAGGTTTACACCATCCAGCTATAGTTTGGTTTAGCTCTTGGAATCCTGTATTAAATCCTAAAAGTTCACCATTACTTGCTAAGTCCCTAGCAAAGTTGATAGCCATAACTACGTCAGTTATGCTTTTTTCATAGATATTGCCATATTCTTGAATAGATAATAGTTGACTATTAAGGTCAGATAATAGGTCTAATGACTGACTATCATTATCTAAGCATTGATTCTCTGCTATTCTAAGCACTTTATAAGCTTCACGCTTCTTGTACATCTCAATCACAATCTCAATGTGAGTGTTTATATGACTGCTTGTTATTACGTTATCTGTTAGTTTAGATAGGTAAAAAGCTCCACCAACATCTTGTATGTCCTTATCTTGGGAAAGTTTTTGAGCTACGGTAGTAAGGTCTATAGATATGTTACTATCATACATTTCTTTAATAGCGTTAAAGATTTTTTGGTGCTTTAGATCGTAGAATATGTCAGTTTTTAGATGTCCTATAACCAATGGGATAGTCCTTTTATCTAAAAGTAATGCACCAAGTATGTTAGATTCAATATCTAATGCTTTTGGTAAGTTTATAGCTATCATATCGCTTCTATTTCTTGTTTAACTGACTCCCACCATTCTTCATCCATTATAGGTATTTCTGTATTATCATCTTCCCATACTATTTTAGTTGGTCCAGATTGCAATATTTCATCTATTGCTATTAATGCACATTGTTTAGCTTTATAAAGACATAAATAGTCGCCAAATGCGAACCATTGGTTTATAAATTTAGTTAGTAATTGGTCTGCTTTTTCTTTAGGAGTCATGTTATTTAAGTTTTATTTGTGTAGTTATTTTGTTTGTAGGTACTTGTTGGTTAAAGTCTTTTGGCTTAATTATCTCATCATAAAATGATTCGTTATTTAGGTATGTATCAGGGTTTTTTCTGTATTGTTTATCAGGTTGTGCTATTTTATATTCCTTAGTATGTTTAATAGCTTGAGTTCTTTGATCATCGGTTAGTTTATTCCATTTAGTTTGTAGTTTAGTTTTACTACCAACTTTCTTATCATATAAATCCCACCATATATCAAAAGATATATTTATAGATTTATTATTAATTGTATTATTAAGTATTGTATTATTATCCTCAGCCTTTTCCGAATACCCCCCTTCGACATTCCGAATACTTAGTTCTCTTTTCCGAATAGGTACTGTAGGTGTTAAAATCCTTTGTTTTACTTGTTTACCATCATACAAAAGAAAGGTAGTTATATAGCCTTTGCTAACCAACTGGCTTACCAACTCACTAATCCTTGACGGACTCAACTGAAAAAACTCGGCAAAATACTTGTTACTCGCAAAGCAACCTTTCTCTTTATCTAAGCTATCTATTTCTACCAACAATAGCTTTTCCATCCATGTAAGGTTTTCGTCTAACCATACTTCTTTGGGAATCCAAACTCCCTTAAAATCTCTTTCCATAAAATAAAAGTGCCCTATCAAGTTCCCCCTACATTGCAGATAGGGGTTCGTATCAAGGGCAATAAGTTCTTAATGAGTCTGCAATACTCATGACAAATATACTACTTTGTCTTAACTATCCTAAAAATAACATCTCTTTCATTGTGCTTAAATCTACGCTTCAGTAACGGATTAAGTGACTTCTTTATTGCGTCTTGTGTTATTCTTGTATTCCTTGCTGCATGAGCTAAAGACTTAAACAATACTTCACTTTTATCGTCAACATAAATCATCCTCACTGGTACTGAGTTCTCTAATCCTGCAATCTCCATCATATCTTCTTGAATTTACTAATTATGGTTAATGTTACAAATAGCAATATTGCTAGTGGTATTGATATTACTATAAACTTTACCAACTCGTATAAAAATATTATCGTTTGTTTCATGTTTCTAGTTTAAAATAACCACCCCAAGTTCCCTAATTACTATCTTGGTTAAAAATATTTAATATCTTGAGGTGGTCAAAGTTTTTATTTCTTTAAGTTAATCTTAAAGGTTGTAGTGCTAATTCTAGTTGCAGGGTGTACTACTTCTCCTGATTCAGGATCAACCATAGCTGTTGGTAGTGTTCTAAGCATCTTCTCTCTTTCCTTTATAGCAAACTTCATTGACTCTAATTGGTCATTCATCTTGCTCCAAGTATAGTCTTGGTCATAGATATACTTAACACCTGATTCAAACTTAGCCATTTCGCTTCCTAAGACCTCAGCTTTGCCTCCAGGATACTTACTAAGCTCATCTAGTACTAACTCCTTTAAATCGGCTCTAATGCCTTCTAAAAGCTGTACTACAGCCTCAGACTTAACAAGTAACTCTAATGGTGACTCACCAGTCTGTGTAAAGTGATCTACTATCTGCGACTTGATTAACTCAATA